ATCCCCAGTAGCCCCGTTTACTATTTCAAATTCTGCAATCGCAGGCGAACCTGCGTTCTCCGCAGCGGAATACCCCATCAGCCGAAGCCCGGTAGCCGCCGCAACCGCCGCATTAACGTCAGCGGATATAGCAGCGTTTACATCTACGCTGGCCGCTTTGCCGTATGCTTGATTGGGTACTGACATAATAAAGTTCTCCTAAAGGTAAAAGGTTGGAGGCGGGGGGGGATGAAGCCCCGCCCCCAGGGAGGCGCAAACGCTATGGTAGTTAGATAGCGTCTGCGTACGATACCCAAGAATATACTTCCTGGTCGGACAAATAAGCGTCCACCGTAATAGTCGGAGATGTACCGGCTAAAACATACTCAACCCCGACATACCTAAGTACACCAGTGGACGGGACTGCCATTGTGAAATTGTGTCCGGCAACAAGCGTACCGGCAACAATCGCCCGTGAAGCTAAAACAGTCCCTAAAGAAGCAGCCGCGCCTGTAGCAACACCAAAGGTGTAAGTTTCGTCACCTGAAGTGAAGTCGGCTGCTACCGTTACGTTGAAATGGACAAACATGGGTTTCCCCGCACCAATCTGCCTGGCAGTTTGAGTGAGGTCAACCACATTTGTTGAATCGGCACTCGCAGTGAGCGCCTGTGCGCTGGAAAACTCCAGTCTTGCGTCAACCATAGACATAATGTTTCTCCTAAAATGGAGGTTGAAAGTTCAGTTAAACAACAGGTTACAGGGTTACAGTAAGGTTACCGTAACCTGGTAACTTAGCTGATAGTTGCCTCTGTGCTGGTCAGGCTGTCGCATCTTCGGACTGGAATACCGTCAAAAGACATAACGTGTTTCCCACCAACTTGGTCCATCATCAAATTGACATTGGTGGTGTTGGCGATTTGACGCCTTAGAACAGAACGAACAGAACGATTCATATAAAACGCAGGGCGTCCCTTTGAAGCGTTTGGCAACAACTCAATGGCTTGTGCCATCAGGTCGGTGACATCAGCAGAGGAACCAGACTTATCCCCCGTCAAAGCAGAATCGTCAATGTTACAGATGCGAACAACATAACGCCAATCCCGAACAGAAAGACCCACATCCCAGCGGTAATGGGACCTGTAGGCTTCCATGCGTCCAGAGTTGGAACCATCAGAAGCATCCTCAATGGTGACCTGTCCCTTGTCAGAGAATTGAAGCCCTGCTTTGGAACCCTTCGGATAGATACCATGAACGGTATCTGAACCCCAGGAAATAAGCCAGATTGAGTTGTTATCTGAACCAGAACCTCCGCCAAGGATAATATTGTCAGCATTGGCTGGCCCGGAATTGTCATTGAAACGCGGAGCAAGCCCGGTAAACTCTTCCGGTGCCGTTCCTTCGTTCCCATAGAACAACGTGGCAGAGAATTCCTGACTCATGCCTTCGATGTGAGCGCGGTCTTCCGTCATCCGGAAGGCTGCGGAGTTGCCGTTCAAGTCTGCCAGGGCCTTGTCAATTTCGGCATAGGCTTCCAGCATACCGGTTGTGTCGGTCACTTGGACGTTGGTTGCTTTGTTTGGCTGGACCCCACCATACAGCTTGCGCCATGTGGGAGCTGGGAGTCCGGCTCTAATGGTTGTTCTGTGGCCGGTGGGAAGGTTGCCTTCCACCCAGACCATATCGTCAAGAATCTCATTTGTTTCATTGAGAATCTCAACAATGGTTGCTATCTTCCCATCGGGGTCAGTGGCTTTCGCCACATCCGCCAGGGTTGGGTTTATAACTGATAAAGTTGCCATATCTAAAGTCCTCTACATAAGGATTTAAAAATTCCCTGGACCTTGCAAGCCCTACCAGTTCGTTCTACCAACTAACGTCCTGTCAACCAGGGCCATCCGTGGCCTTGGTAGAACCTGTTTGCTCCAGATTTTACTGTTTCATATTTGGGTACATCGTTTCAGCAGGCGTCTTCTTTTTCTCAAAAGGTTTCATATCGCCCTGGACAAACTTGTCCTGGCTCATCGCCTCACTGATACGGTGCATCATGCGAATCATGGCAGGGTGGTTACCCCACCCGGACTGATTCATTACCAATTCAATCTCCGTCATCTGTTGACCTTTGGAGACTCCACCCTTATGAAGAATGGCTTTCCCGTCCTTGTCAACAGCAGGCTGGGAGAAGGAGTTCATCGCCCTTCTGGCTGCGGTCAGCTTTTCGCCCATATCCGCTCCGCCAATCTCCGGGTCCACTGAGACTTCCGCGGCCCAATCCTTCACCTGGGTGTCCCAATTTTCTTGGAAGTTGGTATCAACTGCCCCTCGAAGTCTGAAATGCTCGTCAATAAAAGCCTGGTTCCGCTCCTGCGGAGTCATGTTATCCAGAGTTTTAAAGAAGCCGCCCAGTTCTTCACGCCCATTGGCGTCTAGGTCATAGCCTTCCGGGATTGTAAAATCAGCCGGTTGTGTAGCTTCCTGCTCCGCTCCTGCCTGGTCTTTCGCCTGGTCTTCGGATACGGTGTCCTCTGCCGCTGTGGGTTCGTCCGTTGCGGTTGTTTCCGTTGCTTCTGCCATCGTTATTCTCCAAGTTTAAGTCTAATTAAATCGGGTCTTGCTTCGGCCACTTCGCCCAGTATTCGAAGACCCGCCTCCCTCATGCCCAATCGTTTATATATCTCCACATTATTGGTTCCGGCAATACTCTGGAAACAACAATGAAATTCTAATAGCCCATCCATATATCGGCGGCCAAACGGCGTAGCCAGTATCTGTCGCAGGTCATCCAGGCGCTGGTCCTTTTTGGACTTGCCCTCCGCCTGCTTTGCAATTCTTTTTTCATGCTTACTATCTATCATACAAAATCAAATTCACTCTTCTTGTGCAATGAGGGTATCAAGCGCGGTTCCGTCACTTGTTTCAGTCTCACTTAGGGTTTTGGCTGTATCTGCTATTATGGGTATTGCTTGCTGCTGCTGTAGTGCTGCCATCTGCTCTGCCTTCGCCTGCCTGACCTGCCGCGCCTTCGCGGTTGAGACAACCATTTCCACTGGCGTCCCCAGGACTTCGGCATATTCGTCCACAATCCTGTCACTGTCCAACTTGTCCAGGGCATCCGGCCTGAACTGGGCCATGTTCCCCACCCTGGATACCAGGGCGTCCAGGGATTCCAAGCCAACAGCCCTTTGAGCCTGGGCCAACATTGAAACGTATTTAATCTGGAGGTCCTGGTTGATGATGGCTTCCGGAGGAGGTGGCAACAATTCATTTTTCTGTAAGATGAAAAACGTCTGGTCAATCAACGGCCCCAGGAGTTCGTTCTGGTTCCTCTCCAAAGTCGGTCCCAAGACCAAGAGTTTCTCTGCGCTCCGTTCATCAACTTCCCTAGCTGTAATCTGGCGCCGGTCAGACAAGGCCATCATCTGGAACAGGTCAACAAAGAAGGCTCCGTTGATACGGTTCCGGACATCGTTGATGTCTTCCAGGAGGTGTTGCAGGTTCAGTTGTACTTCGTAGGCGGTCCGTATGCCACCCGTTGGAGCGTTGGGATCATAATAGCTAATGCCGCCAGGTAGAACGTCTTCGCTTCCGCGTAACGCTGTCGGGACCTGGAGCGGTGGGTCAGTCATATAGTCAATGCCCTTCGCCTTCTTGAGCTGGTTATCCTGGAGCTGTTTGATGTCCCCCAAGGAAGTCATGCCAGGACAATCAGACCCATAAACATCGCCACCTCGGACAATCCACCTGGGAACCAAGGCGGGGAACTGGGCAAACCCGGATTCCCGGAGAAAACCCCCTTCCTCCGCCTGGGTTTCAATGAACACTGACTCCCAAGGCATATTCTTTGAGTCTCTTTTTTGCGGGTCCAGGTTCTTCCTGGGCTGGACTGCATGAATCACCGTTACCCATTCATCCAGGTGACCTTTATCCCATAGGTCCTGGCTGGCCCTGCTTAATTTGCCCCGGCCAAACTCCTGGCCCATCGGACCAATCTGCATCTGGAATTCGCGGTAAACGGTGTCAACAACGTATCGGTTATTTTGGGCAATATAATATTCCCCGGCAGTCTGCGGGTAAAGTCGTATGATGTCATTTTTATCTTCGAACAGCATGGCGCAGGCGGTCCCGAAGGTTGCCAGCTCCTCATAAAGTCCATGCAGGACCCGGTAAACATTGGACCGGGCGAAGACCTCCTGGATAATCTCCACCGATTCTTCCAGCCAAATCTTAACGTCCGGGTCATCATTGAGCTTCGGGTTGGAAAGCTCCAGGTCAAACCATTTCCGGGACGGCGAACTCATGCCGGACATCATCCCCGCGGCCAAGACGTTCAGCGCCCTAGTTGCCGTGGAATCATAGATGGCCAGGTTCCTCCGGAGTCCACTGTTTCTGTCTTCCAGGAAGTATCGCCCAGACCTGGGCAGCAGGTTATCGGTGAGGTCCTTCCAATGGCTTTCGAATGAAGAGCGTTCCAGCTTCATCCTGCCAAGCCTCTTGGTGTA